TGCCGTTTTCAGGATCCTTTGCGAACTCCCCAACCATTTCGAAAATGTAGGCCTCCGGTTGTTTCTTTGCCCGTGGCCTTTCGATTACTTCGGCTTCCAGAATATCTCCTTCTTCGCCGAGTTTTTGGTTTAAATCCTGAATGTTTTTTGGAGGGCGTCCAGCCATAACTAAGTTTTTAAGTGAAAAATTATAAAGAGAGCCGGCGAACCAGCTCCCGATGAGTTTAAGATGTTGCGCCGCCTACCCACTCTACATTGTAGATGCCATTTACATTGGCAATCACAATCTTTGTAGTTGTACTGGCGGTTGCGTTGATACCAGTTGCCGGGCCAACGACCACATTGGCGCCTGCTGCAGCAGCGGTAATGGTAAATGTCCGGCTGCCAGTAGCGTCTTGTTTTGCCCATATGGTGATAATGTCACCATTATCCATTCCTTGCAATGCCAGGGTTACGTTACCGGTAAGAGTTGTAGCGGCTTTCTTAGCAAACCTTGTATTAAATGTCACCGAACCAGTACCGGTCAGTGTTTTCAGTCTTTGTTCTGCCATGATTTAAGATTTTACCTTGTCCTACAAAATGGAATAGCGCCACCTTAACAGCAACGCTATCCCAATATCATTAACCTTCCAGGATGATGTACTGATTAACACCGAACCAGCGACCGCCAGGATAGCAAAGGAAGTGAACCGCCAGTTCTGCAGTCTCCGTTTTGTTTTCCTTGGCGAAGGCGCCAGTTTCCCAGACCTTCATCTCGCTTTCTCCTGGCGCGGCATTGTAAACAATTGACGCTGCAGGAAGAGTAACCTTTCGCACGGGATCGGTAAACTGTTTCTGCGGGATGAACAGGCCGAAATTCTGGAATTCAGGAGTTCCTACCGTCGGAGCGGCACCATAAACAACCTGCGGATTGAAAGTTGGCTCTTTTCTGATGTGATAAACGAATCCGTCAATTGCAACGGACTGAAATCCGTACCCAATGGCAATATCAGCGCTACCGCCAACGGAGTTCCAGATAATTGCACCTCCATTGTACTGCTGGAACAACTCATCGTTAAACTCCTGGTTTTGGTAGGAGTCCTGCAGCCAGTGATACTCCATGGCACCGCCATTGAACTCTGCCAGACGACTCACAGCATGAATATCAGGTATCCCCAAAGAACCGGCGGTGTAAGATGCAGTTTGTCCGTCAACTCGAACACGTGGTACAAGTCCCTGTGTGCCCAGGGAACCACCCAAAGCGCCAAGATTGTCTGCAACATCACCGTACATCAACTTCAGTGCTTTGTTGTTCAGGAAGCGCTTCTGGGTATCACCCATGCCCTTATATTTGAAATAAGGCTGCCCGTCAACTGTGTAATTCAGTTCTTCTATTAAAGAACGATCGGTTTCACGCCAGCAATCCCTTACCTCAGTGGTAGTATTGCTTATCTTGCGAGGAAGCGGGATCAGCGGATCCGGAGCAGTTGAGCGCTCGCCGGCTTCCGTTACTCCCATAAACTGCAGCATTTCACCTGCTAACAGATTGGCGGAGCCAGCAGAAACAAAGGCTGCGGTAGTTTTTAGCGGACGAATTACGGCCGAGTGGGCGCTAGGAGTGGTTTTATTAACACTCACAATCTTGCCCTCAACTCCAGAGGATGAAATGCGAACGGTTTCACCTACACGCCAAGGGGACTGTGTCCCAGAATTGAAGTGGTCGCCTGCGATAGCCACCACCGTAACATCAGCGCCAGCTGCAGGGGCAGAAATTTGTGTTTGAACTGTCACTTTGGAGTGCAGCTTGCCACGATTCTCAAAGTGGTGGAAGTCGCGGCCTTGAACCCTTTCTGTTTTGCCCAGCATATCCAGGATGACAATGTAGCTCTGCTGACCGTAGTTTTCTACAAACTGCGGATAGCAATGCGGCTTCAGCATTTGTAGATCCGTCAAAAGTATGGCCCGATTGCTAACGGCCTGGGATATGTTAGAGGGCATTAATGGAGATGCCATTTTCTTTAGTTTTTAATTGTTAATAATTGGTTACCCCGCAGCGAACCAAGTGCTGGCCATTTCTTTGACCTGTTGTTCGGTGGACGGGGTGAAGTTTCCCCGATGCTGACCATTAAGATCAATGTTCTTTTGCTCCTTGATCTTTTCCAACTTACCAGAGGCTAAAGCTTGTTTAACCGCACTCGCAATGATTTTGTCCTTGTTATTCAGCAAATAGAGGTCTTCCATCAGCTGTTTCGTGTCGTAGTTGTCTCCCTTGACATACCTTGACAATAACAGGTCATCCATTACGTTTTTCTCTGCCAGGTCTTTTTGTAGCGCCTGCCTTTCGGCTTCGTCTATCTGGTAGCTCCCTTTGAATGTGACTCCCTCGTCATTTACTTCAAAGGGGATTTCCTTAAAGTCGGCAGAGGATTTTTCCAGGCTGGAAAGATAGGATTGGCGGTTCTGCTCCCAAGCCTTCAATGAACTCTCATATTCGGCGGGATCGGGGTGCGGTTCCGCGGATGATATATCGGGTAAAACTATATCCTTAACGAGTGATTGCAGGTAGTCTCTGGATTCTGAAGCTTCCAGTTTCAATTGACGCTGCAGGGATTTCTGAGCCTTCTCATACTTTGCCAGGTCTTTCTTATAATCCTTTTGAGCTTTCTCAAAAGACTCATCATCCAGGTAATCATCCTGGTTAGGCTCTTCAGGTTTTTCGGCTGTGTACTTTGACTGAAATTCTTCCTGAATATCTTCGGCCGACAGCCCGGCGTGTTTGTATTCCATCGCCAGCTTCACTACCTCAGCATCAGAAAGATCTTTCGCCGCGGATAGCCGCCTTTGTTCATTGTAAACCTGCAGCACATCATCGACCTTACCCTCTTTTAGGTACTGGGCGATCTTCTTTGACTCTTCATTTGCGTAGGCTGGTTCAGCCGGTGCTTCAGACAGCTTTGTAGTGAGCTCGTCCCATGACTTGTACTTTCCACCAGTTTTTTCACTCAACGCAGTCCCCCAGTCAATTTCAGGCGCAGTAGTAGCAACCGCAGTATCCACAGGTGTTTCCTCCTTTGGTGTCTCAACAGCTGGCGTTTCAACTGCCGGTGTTTCGGTATTTACAGCTGCGGGGGTAGTAACCAACGCGCCGTTTGCATCGAATGACGCCCCTTCTGATGGATTGAAAATATTGTTAGTCATGAAAAACTACTTTGGTCCTCAATACTGATTTATTTACAAATGTATGCTTTTTATGTTATAATGTATGTTTTTGGATACCTTAATGATACATTACGCTTCCTGAGCTGCCGCCTGTTGCTGCATAGCCATATCCGCCATCTCCTGCTCTTCTTCCTCCTGTTGGGCTTTTGAATTAAAATACCCGTCTACTATATCCTGTAATTGTGGCGGCAACGGCTTTCCTTGTTCAAATGAAAGCGTAAGCAGGTTCTGAACGAACTTCTGCATCTCCAGATCGGACTGCCCCTTGGTCTTCATTTGCTCCACGGCGGATTTGCCCTGGAATTCCATCTGCATTTCCTGCTGTTTAGCCTGGGAAGTCGCTTTCTGGGATGCAATCTGGGCCTGAGTATTGGCTTGAATATTTGCCTGGTTCTCTTCGATTTTCTGCTTTTGGTTGCGTTTTTCAGCCCTCGCCAGGTATAGTTCCTTAAGCTTAACGTTTTTGATATTGCCGATCTTGAAAGCGTCCATGAAGCTGATCGCCCCCGCGGTAAGTGCTTTTTCAATCTTTTGGTCAACCTTCATGCGCTCCATTTCATTTGGAAGCATTTCTATGTTTACATCGAAATAAGCTTCTTCGATCTTTTCCTCACCGATAAATTCCCGGTACTCTTTACCTCCGAACATGATATTGTCCCAAAGGAGGATTGATACCTTCCGGCAGGTATTCTGCATCAGGGAGAGATACCCCTCGTATATGTACTCGGTAGTCCGGTTACTGGCGGTAATCTGGTTTTCCATTACACCCAGGCCTAGTTTAGGATTAACTGATTGGCCCTCTACAGATTCGTTGGTGCCGATATCCTGGCGTAACCGTTCCAGGTAGAAATTATAAACTGCTATCTGTGCCTGTATTTGCGCCACAGATCCATCGTTGCGTAGTTCACGAATAGGGGGATCCTGACGATTTTCGCCGTCTTCCTTTATGCTCTTGTAGTAAACATTGCCGGTTTGGTCGTAAACTTTCTGCAATTCAAGTGGAGACATCGTGCCGCCCAGCCCAAGGTCAATATCCATCAGGCCCGACACATCTACCTGTATACCAGCCGGCCGCATCTTGGCGATTAACTGCTGCAGTTTCAGGTGGGCTAATGTCATCTGGGTGATTGACGTCTTCATTCTCTCCGGAAGCGTAACATTGCTCATGTTTCGGTTCTTCGGCATGTAGAAGGTGAAGCTGAATTGAACATCACTCAGATTGCTCTGAGGCTTGATCATGTTCTTAGCCAACTCCCACTGAAACAGGGTGTCCAGTTTACGGACATAATAGCCACGGTAGATGTTGTATACTTGCTTTACAATAACCTCTTTATTCTCTCCAAGCCGTTGGGGCATTTTATCCCGTTTATCA